CACCCAAAGTCCATATTGTTCAAGCCACTGATAGGCTGAACGCTTCGACCAATCCATTAGTTTCGTTTTCACTACTGCATTCATCCTATTTCCCTCAAAACTTCGCAAATCTTTTAAAAACCAACATTGCTGCATCACGCGCATGCTCATTCGTACGTTCAATCCACCCGGTGCGCTTTTTAAAAACATCGGCCTTGGTTTTGGTTGCATTGGCTGCTGGATGAATCATTAGGTAATTCAACCCTTGCTCCTTACACCAATCTTCCCAAATCTGCGCATCACGCTTTACCGATCCAACACCTTGGGCTTTCTCACGACCACCAGTGAACCAGGTGCGCTGCCGAGCATCTTCAATGAATAAACAAACGTTTTCTTTTCCATAGTGCACAACAAACTCAAGCGTTCGATTCATGGCCTGAGTAATCGTTAAGGATCTAACTTCAAATAGTTCACCGCCATTTCCATTGTCTTCTGCCACGGCGTAGCCTGTGTTCACACCTGTATCGATGCCAATGAGATACTTAGTCATTCAATACAAACTCCCCATCACCTTTGCAAAAACACACATGCCAACTTGAACGGTTAAATTGCGGTACCCGATGCCCTTGTCAAAATCAAAGAGCTTATCGCCGTGTATAAATCTCAAGTTTTTAAAGAATGGTTGTGCTGTAAAAAATGCTTCAAATTCTTCAGTACGATCTACTAATTGGATAACCTCCACATCACCAGTAAAGCAACTAAACGGCGTTCCATCATCCAGTCGCCCAAATACCCGACCATCTTCAACACGATCTAGTACTCCGTACCCAGTGAAGCGTTTGCCTGAATAAATCGTTCTTGATTCACTTATGAAATCTACTTTTACGCGGTCGCCTGCTTTCATGCTGTTACCCCATACTTTTCAAAGAAAAACACCACAGGTTCAGATTTGATTTCTATCAATCCAAAACGATGTAAGTGACGTGCATGTGTGCTATCCCGAAGCAATTGAACGTCTCGGTAATGTGTTAATAGGCTTCGCCATGACTTAAGCGACATTGAGGACTTATTAGAATTACAAGGCACGCATGCTGGATTCATATTTTCAATTGTGTCCAAGTGCGGTCTTGTCATTTCGCCTGAAATTAACTTTCCGCCACCCACATGGATGATGTCGCGCTTTACCGCTTCAATATGATCTGCATGCCACTTATCACCCAGCTCACAACCGCAATAAGCACAATGGCCACCAAATTTCATTTTTAAGTCTGTGCGCTGCTGTTTGGTTAATTTCATTCCGTCACCCCAAACTATTCAATTTAAATGCTTCATTCACATGCGCCTCTGAAACTCTCGTATTGGGACTAATGTGATTGCGAATATCTGTTACATCGTCGGTTCGGTCGTGGTCGGCAATGGCTTTGCGGAGGTCTTTAAGGTCTACTAATCCATTCAAAAAACCAGCCTGACTGTGAACTACATGAGTGGCATAACTCGCGCCTAGAAAAACAACATTGACCGTCTTTGAATACACTTTGGTTTCTGGGTTGAATTTATTAGCCCCCTCAGGCGCCCCATCCACAATTTCCCGCATTTGTTCGATTGTTAAATTCATGGCTGCACCTCAAATAACTGTTTGGCCTTTTCGGTAGCCTTAAGACTCATAGGGCTCTTGCTGTTTGTCTCCAAATACCCTTCTGCTAAAAGCTGATTTACAAACACATTGGCATTACGTGGTGATATTTCCATCCACTCAGTAACTTCTTTCAAACTGGTTCGCCCAGACTTCTGAATGATTTTCTTTAAAACCAGTACCATGCGTTCGCCCTGTTTCACGGCTTGTTTTGTGCTGAAGTTCTTCTGCTTCACGCTTCACCCCCAACACGATTATAAGTCTTCCCCAATGTCGCCAATAATTCAGGTGGGCAAGGAACACAACTACGATTTCGATCATGGTTATCGAGCTGCTTTGGAGCCTTAGGCTTCACCCACATTTCTTGCGGCTTGCCACTAGCCTTAGCACGGCGTAGGTAATCCACATAAATATCTTTGAAAGCGAAGTGAGCTGATTTCTGCCCCTCTGCGGTCAACACATGGCGAACTTCATCAAGTACGCGCTTGGTCAGTGTTGTGATCTTTGTTTGTGGATCTGATTCAAACTGCATTGCTTTGGCCCATGCCATGTCAGCAGTCCACCAATCACCACCCTGTTCACACCAGCTGCGGAATGTCGGTAAATTCTTCGGGCACCATTCCTCAGAGTTCATACGCGCTAAGCCACGCGCGATATCTGCTGGGGTTAGGCCATTTAGGACTGTGCAGGCCAATTGGCGAAGTTCTTCATCCGCATAAACCTCAAAGTTTTTCGTGAATGCTGATCCGTAAAGATCACTCATGCGCTGAAGAACCATGTCCGCGACTTCAACTGGGAAATCAATCGCAAATGCTTGCTCAAATAATTGGATATTGCTCATGCGCACTCTCCTTGAACATCACGCATTGGTGCTGGTTGATTTGCTTGGCTGCCAAAACGACGGCGCTCCAAAGGTTGTTGAACTGGTGGTTGTGGTTGCGAAGTGCGGTTTTTCTCGTTGAAATACCACTGAGCTTCAAATGCTGCCCAAGGTTTTTGACGGTTTAAGCAATACTCGATGCCTTGAGCAAAAGTTAAATTTGCTTTTGCAATTTGGCTTTCAAGAAGTTTGAATGCACGTTCGGTATTCACCCCGCCTTTTGCCTTACGAACCTGCATAAATTCAGTTGCGGTTTTTTCAGATACACCGTTTTCGATCAACGTAGATTTGAAATCAAATTTGTTTGGTTTCTTGCTTGCAGCAGTACTTAAATCTTTTGAAGTAATCTCTGTTGTAATCTCTGAAGTAATATTGTGTATAACGGATGTGCTTTTAGCTTCACCGCGGGTAAAGGATTCCTCCACCCCCGAATGTTGTTTTACTTCACCCCCGAATGTAGGATTTCGAGTTCGGGAATTTGCTGTTTCACTTTCGCTGTTTTGGTCAGAATTAATACACTTTTCAAACCATTCATCGAATGCATCAATGTTTAATTTGAAGTACAGCTTATGCTCTAAGCGCTTCTCTGTTTCGCTCAAAATACCCAAATCTTTAAGCAATTTACGGGCAGTTTTTTGGTGACTGTAAGTAAGACCAGTTTCTTTATGCCATTCTTCAGATGTCTTATATACACCCAATTCACAATCGGTTTTGTCGTGCCAATATACAAGCTGACTTAGGAATATACCCGCCAGCGGATTACCTAGGTGAATGCCGAGCTGCGGGAAGTACGCAATCGCTCTACCCAGCCCTTTTAGTGTTGAATAGTGACTCATGCTACAAAAACTCCCTTCATGCGTGATTTCTCTACAAGACCTGTGATTCGTGTTAAACCAAAAGCAGTAACACGCATATGCAAAAACACGCGCTCTTGGCCGTCGTGATGATTTTTGATAACTGGTGATGTGCGATTCGCAAATACACCATTTAACGTGTACTGAGCCATTGGCTGTAATTTTTTGGATGCATCTCGGTACACCCATTTCTTATCAATGAGCAACTGAATAAGCTCCGATTCTTTAATGCCAATCGTTTTTGCACATTCACGAATGCAGTATGTATTGCTTGTATCGGCAATAGTGTCTAAAGCCTGCGCTTTAGGTCCTAACACGGCGACATGGTCCTTAAGCGCTTGGTTTTCTTGTTCAGCAGCCAAGGCCAACTGGATTAGTTCCATTCGACTGAGTTCGACAGGTTTTGATGCTTTGTCTTCGAGTTCTTTCCAGCGCTTAATAACTCGATTGCGCAAAACGATGTTGTAGCCAGTGACCAAAGTCATTGTTAGCTCTTCATCTAACAAATATTCGGTTTGTTGGCGGTTTTGAGCATCAAAATAGATACCCCCAAATTTGGGGATATCTAAACCAAGCTGCCCAAGCATGTTTTCAACATCACGCTTAACGTGGTCATGACGCTTTTCTGTCAAGTCAGCAATAACGCGAGTCGACATGGTTTTTTGATTTTCTTGAAACTGTGTTATCATCGGCATATTCATTAAGATTTACCCTCTGAATTGAATGCTAAAGCCCGATCTCAACTCTCGGGCTTTTCCTTTTTTTATCACGACACTTCACCCAAACTTTGCTCAGTCAATGAAAGACGGCGTTTAGCGTTTAGCTCTACAGTCGTGGCGTGGCGTAATAAATCAGCTAATGCAAATTTGCGATTACCATTCAGTAAAACCCCATCGTCTTGCACCTGGTGAACCGTCATAAGGTCGTCGGGCATAAATGCGTCAACAAATACAACCGTGTCGCCTTTCACGAAATCTGAGCATGTTGTTGCTTCCACCGATATGGTTTTCACATACGCCTCATCGGGTGCCAGACCTAATTCAAATTCGCGCTTTTCAACTTGAGTCACTAAACAGTGGTTGCACTGCTCTTCTTTAAAATTGCTGCACTTGTTAGCGCGTGGGTGTTGTGTTAGATTGGTTTTGTTCACAAGATTGCCTCTATTAGTTTTTTGAACACTAAAAGCCTGATTTCTGCGATCAGGCTTTTTCTATTTGCAAAGCTGATAAATACTTAGCGCACTCACCTTTCATGGCTTTGCGTAGTGATTGAATTTTGAGTTCCATCTCTTCTAGAATGTGATCCGTCTCATCCATCTCCGCGGGAGTCACAACACCGTCTTCCAATGCATTCAAAACTTGTTTGTTTGCTGCACCATTTCCAACATTCATACCTAGCAAAGACTCCAAAACGCTTAAGTGGTGCTCTTTACCATCAGTATTTTCTACAGGGACCAACATCAAACCGATTTTGTGTGCCCAAACTTTTAAAACTGCTGGATTTTCTGTGTAGGTCAGCATTGCTTCAAAAGCTTTCAGGCTTGGCAAATGCGTTTCCATATTTGGGTTTGCATAATTCAAAACAGTTTTATGCGATACACCCAATACATCTGCGACATCTTTTGGGCTTACACCTGTAGATTGATGGACCATCTTATGCAGCGCTGTTTTTGTTTCTTTACTAATGTCCATATGTGAATCCTTGAATTTATTCACGTTTACCTATTTGTTGGAAAACGTGAAAATATGTTTATGGAGTTAAGGTTTCTAAATCAGCCTTCAATTTCCCTTTTGTGGTTAATTCAAAAACTGCTTGAGTACGCGGCGGGATACCTTTTTTTTCCCACTTCCATAAAGTGACTTCTGAATAACCAGTTTTTAACGACAGTTCACGGCGAGTTTTGCACTTGTTGTAGTGCATGAGGTCTACCACTTTCATTTACTTACCTAAGTTAGCATATTTATTTAATGTAAGTTAGCACGTACTAACCTAAGTTGCAATATTGTGTATTAACATTAGTTAGTGTTTTATACGGATATATGCCATGTTTCTTCATGAAAGAATTCAGCAGAAATTAGATGAGAAAAATTTGAAGCAAGCTGATCTTGCCCGAGCAACTGGCAAATCTTCAGCAGCTGTTACTAAGTGGCTCAGAGGGGAAAATATTCCTAAAACAGAAGCATTAAAACAAATTGCAAAACTATTAAATGTTGATGATGGCTGGTTATTAACAGGCAAAGGCTCGCCATCAAAATTAGATAACAACATTGATCTATCACAAAAAATCCCATTAGAAGGTCGCCCCATTCCTGTTATTTCATGGGTTGCGGCAGGCTCACTTTCTTCTATTGAGACTGTGTTAAGAGACACTGAAATTGATGAATGGCTTCCACCAAATAAAGATTGTGGTAAGAGTGGTTACGGCTTAAAAGTAACTGGCATGTCAATGTCACCTTACTTTCTTCCAGATGACCGCATTTATGTGAATCCCGAGGTGCAAACTTTTGATTTACAAACTGGCGATTTAGTAATTATTGCGTGCTATGGAGAAACTGAAGCTACCTTTAAAAAATTAATTATTGAGGGTGATAACAAATATTTACAGCCATTAAACCCTAATTGGCCAGAGCAGATTATTAAACTTAGCGAAGACTGCCGATTAGTTGGTAAGGTTGTTGGTTTGTATAGAAAAATTTAAGAAATAAAAAGCCGCCATATGCGGCTTGGGTTTTGAAAAATTTATAAAACATTTGGGGGTGAAGAATGGGGAGAGAATATTCAATATCTAAAGAGCGTATGCTTGAAATTCTTCAAGACACAAAATGTGTTTATGATGATATTGATTTTTCACATGAGCCAGGCTCTGATTACATTCATTTTCGTGCAAACCAAGTCTTTAGGCTAGATACTGGAGCGACAATACCTGGTGCCTCCGTTGTTTTTAGGAGTGTTAAGACACCAGGGTTCATGCGACACTCTCTAGACCTTCGAGTACGTCATCTAAATGTAGAAAACATAGTGCTTCAAATTGAAGTGCTTCCATTTGACCTTCAGCACCCAACTCACAGGGAGCCAGGCTTAACTTTACACGGATCTCATTTATTGAAGGCCACACAAACGATAGGCTATGATAGAGATACTGATAATTGGACATGGTTTCAGTGGCTTTCAGAATTTGAAAGACAGACCAATTTGCAGTGTTTTGGCAATAAATATGAACCTTTTATAGGAGAGCTATTCTAATGAATTCAAGTATAAAAGATTCAATCGAAAAGCTTGGTTTTCATGTCTATCATGCTGATGATGAGCATCTATGTGTAACCACGCCCCAGACCTTTTCGTCTGGAAAGCCGGCATGTTATTTTATTTCGCAAAATAATAATAAAATTATTTTAAATGACTTTAGTTTAAATTTTCATGCTATGAGTGATTGCCTACCTCAGCCTGAAAAAACTGAAAATATCATTTCTCGATTGGTGAGAAACACCCATACAAATGGCTTAATTAGATTTGAAAAACATCGCATCTGGTGTAAAGTTGGTGTTCAGGATTTGGAGTTTGCTATAGGTCATTATTTAAATGTGCTTGGAAGACTAACTTCCTATGAAGCCAAACCATCTACTGACCAAGAACTTGAAGAAATCCTTTCTGAAATTGAAACCTTTTTGCTCTATAAATTTGGAAAAGATAACTTAATCTTAAAACCAAAAGTAATTGGCCATACAGGCACATCTTATGATTTTAACTACCAAAGTGGCTCTAAGTTTATTGATTATGCAAAACCTGAGGCAGAAAAAACAGGAAAGTTACTCAGAAAAATGTTTGATGTGCAGAATCTTCAAAATGATGCTGAGTTTCAGATTATTCTTGAGGATAGGGTCAACAAAGATCATTTTAAGCGCGAAGCTGAAATTTTGGGAAATATAGCAAGCATCATGCCTGCAAGTAGTATTCTCTCTTCATAGCGTTATCACCCTCCAATTAACCCACCGTAAGGTGGGTTTTCTTTTGTCTATTAAAACACAAAAGTTAGCATGTATTAAAAAAGGTTAGTAAATAATGCTAACTTTTGTATTGACTATATCACTAACTAAAGTTAGCATTAAATTCACACACCAACCCAATGTGAGTAAACCAAAAATGGAAATCCAAAACTTACGCCTTCAACTTCTCCACATCGCTAATGGCAATGTAAAAGCCGCGAAAGAAATGGAAAACTACGTATTAGGCGAATCAACCGTTCATGCTGAAACGCATACTGTAGAAGCAAATGAAGGCAATCGTGATGAAGATTGCGGCTGTTTTATTTGTTGTATGCGCAAAGCTATCGAGGAAGGTGGCGTGAAATTTAATTAAATCCACAGACATTAAAAAGCCCTGATAACTTTGCACGGCGATCAGGGCTCTTTGTAAACACTTGCACGCTTACGGGGTTAATTATGAAACAAACAGTATCGCATAGCAAATTACCTGAGTTTGGCGCAACCAAAAGCCAAACTTCTGCAATCCTCTACCAAGAACCGACCTTGGAAGAAACCAAGCCACAACATAAGCCAGTTATTGAGTTAGTAAAGAACTTTGCAGCAAGCACCCTACTAATGATCAGTATTTTCAGTATTTGTTTAGTTATTTTGAAAGGCTGTGCCGACGATGTTGAGCATCAAAAAGCCATGGCTGTTAAGCATCAAATGCAGTTTGGAGGTGTTAAGTGAGCCTTACTCAAAAACAATTGGAACAACTTGAAGCAGACTATTCTGCGTTCCAAAAGAATTTAGAAACCACTAAACATCA